CCAGCCAGTGGAAGTCTACACTTCAGACTTCGCACCTAAGCCAGGTCAACCTACCACAGGCTTTTGGCTCTACCTCAATCCGGAAACCTGTGCAAGTGCTGGGTTTTATATTGAGGAACTGGAATGAGGCAGGAAAGGCGGGGAAGCTGTCCGCAAAAATAAATGCGCTTCCTCATCATTTTATACTTGACCCTCTCACTCTTTTATAATATATTCAAAAATGTAATCGGGAAATAATTCCCGGCATGAATACAACTCAACTACCAAGGCAAGCATGGTGCAAGCCTCACAACTGAAAGGAAATCAAATGGTAGATTTTACAAATGAAACCCCTCGCAAAAACATCATTATCAAGAAAGTGGAATACACAATTCCAGCTCCCTTCGGAGAAGGCCACGTCTGCACACAGAATGAAGCCAATGCACTAAACCAGTTGCTGGCTGAGAACTGCCGTAACAATTTCTCAACGAGAATCAAACCAGACGCTGAAGTTCCCTCTCAGGAAGAGTTTGACAAATACGTTGCTGGCTACCAGTTTGGTGTTCGTAGCGTATCTTCCTCCGACCCGGTTGAGAAAGTTATGCGTCAGATGGTTGAGCGTAAATTTGACGAAATGCTCAAAGCTCGTGACTCGAAGAAGTCTGACCTCACTGCACAGGAATATCGTGATGCTATTGATGCCTGTGTTGAAAAGAACCGTGAAGCTCTGTATGCTCGTGCCAAAGAAATTGTCATGATGCAGACGGCTGACTTGCAGCTCAATTACTAAGGCAGGCTGGATTCCTCATGGCTTACAAACAGTTATCCCCAGCTCAAACCATAGCTTACTCCAAACTGTTGTTCGCTTTTGAGGAATCACTTGAACAAAATAGAGGGGTCAAAATCCAAGTCCCCAGTGAGCAAGTAGCCCTGCTCAAGAGAGCTTTCTACCAGTGCAAAGCTAGTGATGAAAGGTACTCAGAACTGAGTTTGCTTGCAACCAAAGATCCCTCTATTTTTCTTATCTATCACAACCAAAAGGAGATACCAAATGGCTAGAGAATGGAAGAAACTTAGCTTGCGTTTGGCTCCAGAAGTTCACTATACAATAATGCAGCTGAGTCCAAACCCGACTAAAGCTATTCGGCATCTCATTAACTTGTGGGCTTCGAGTTTAGCAAGAGCAAAATTCCAAGACCACGTTCCACAAGAATTTCAAATTGATGTAGAGGCATTAAAGAAAGAAGATGACAGAGATTAATTCCCAACCAGCCAATCCAATTGAAGAAGCAGACTTTGAATCCATTGACCGGCTCTTTAATAAAGACCCTCAGTTTCTGACCCAGGAAGACCTGGCCAGCATTGTAGTTAAGCTCCGCTCTGGTCGTGGTCGCTGGCTTCATGAGACTGCAAAGAAAACCACAGCAAAAGCAAAGACAAAGAAAACCGCTGAAGAATCTAAAGCTTTGCTTGCTTCTCTCGACATCACTTTCTAAGAAAGGATTTGCTCTCCATGTCTGACGAAACACTTTTGGCAATCCCAGATGATTTGAAAGGTAGAGTTGAGGCTGACCCTGTACCAGTCAATCATGCGTTTTCTACCAGGAATCCTTTGCTACAACTCATCTGGGATGCCACCTCACTCGGCACTTTTCGTGAGTGCCCAAGAAAATATTACCTGCAAATTATCCGCGGCTATACCACTAAGCGTGCAGCTCTGGCTCTTGACTTTGGAATCGCGTTGCATGAGGGGTTAGAACTCTACTACAGAAACAAAGCAAAAGGACTGAGCTTTCATGACAACGAACTCTCTGTGATTAGCTTCCTGATGAAGCACCCTTTGCGGGAGAATATAGACAAGTACGAAGACCCTGTACGGAATTCTAAGACTCTTGTCTTCGCAGTCTGGGACTACATGCAGAACTACCGATTTGAACCCTGCGAAACCATGATCTTCTCCGACGGCACGGTAGGGGTAGAGCTTCACTTCCAGATGGAAACAGACATCACAACTGCAGGTGGGGAAAAGATTTCCCTTGCAGGGAATATTGATAGGCTTGCCAAGCAGGAACTCGGAATCTTTATCCAGGACCACAAGACAACCAGCATGCCATTGACCCAGCGGTACTTTGACCAATACAAGCCAGACACTCAGATGACTCTCTACACTGTGGCAGGCGATGTAGTCTTCGCAACCCCTATCCGCGGTGTGATGATAGATGCGATTGACCTGAAGAAGGGAGAGTTTTCCAGACAGATTTCCCTCCGCACCAAGGAGTTCTGCGAAGAATGGCTGGGCGAACTGGAAAGCTGGATTCGTGTTGCAGAGTTTTACGCAACTCGAGGAATCTTTCCATGCAATGATAAGAGCTGCCACAAATATTCTGGCTGTCCTTTCAAAGAATACTGCACAGCACCTTATGGCTTGCGAGAGCAGCTCCTCCAAGAGGATTTTGTCAAACGTGTCTGGGATCCGAGTCAACCGAGGGGAGAATAACTTTGAATGATGTCTTTGTCACAGCAGGGTGCTGCTTTTTAATTGCAGTCTTTGGCTATGCAGGCCTTGCCTTAATTCTTTTCATTTTCTTTTTAAGGAGTTTATTTAAATGCCAACACTAGAAAACTACAAAGCAGAGAAGCCAATCAAAATGCTTGTTATGGGAGATACAGGTACAGGTAAGACTGGCGCTCTTGCAAGCCTCGCCAATGCAGGATACAAGCTGCATATTCTAGACTACGATAATGGTCTAGATATTCTTTCCACCAAGGTCAAACCAGAGTTCCTTAAGAACATTGAGTATGAAACTCTGACGGAGAAAAAGGTTGCTCGTGGTGGACAAGTCCTTATCCAAGGCACGCCGAAGAGTTTTGCCAAAGGGCTTCAGCTTCTCACTGAGTGGTCTACCAAGTACACCTCCAAGGAAGATGTTATTGTAGTGGACTCTCTCACATTCATGTCTGACGCAGCACTGGAGCATGTACAAGCTGGGGCAGGGCACACCGGCAAACAACCGGAAATTCAGGAGTGGGGTTTGGCTATGAGTCTGATTGAAGATGTCCTTTCCTTACTTTACTCTGATGACCTCAAATGCAATGTCATAGTCAATTCGCATATTAAGTATATCCAAGACGAGGGCTCTGGCATAGTCAAAGCTCAGGTAAATACTCTTGGCTCTAAGCTTCCTCCAAAGGTAGGCCGGTATTTCAACCATCTTATCATGTGCCAGATGCAGGGAACAAAACGAGTTTTCAAGACCAAAGGAACTGCTATCTTTGGCTTGAAGAGTCCAAACCCAGACAAAGTCAAAGATACCTACGAGATTGAAACTGGACTTAAGGAATACTTCCAAGATGTCAAAGCATAAAAGGGTCTAGCCATGGGACCTGAGAGCTGAGAGTCTCTTTAAACCTCTCGCATCTTTTGGGCAAGTTGCCCACCTCAATTTAACTACAAAGAAAGGAATTTACAATGGTAGATTTTACAAGCTTACTTGAAAAAAGACTGGACGATGTTGAAGCACCTGCATTGCTTCCGCAGGGTTCTTATATTATGACCATTGCTGGTTATCGTACAGGCGAATCTGCAAAAAAGAAAACTCCGTATGTGGAATTTGACCTGAAGATTTCCAGCGCCATGGACGATGTTGACCAGGAAGAGCTGGCGAAAGTTAAGAACCTGCAGGACAAAACTCTCAAAACCCAGTTCTACCTCAATGAAGATGCACTGTTCCGTCTGAAAGATTTTTGTAAAAAGACTGGTGTTCCGACAGAAGGTAAGAGCTTCACGGAAATTCTTTCTGAGATTGCTGGCGCTCAGCTTATTGGTATCGTCAACCACAGAGTTAATCCGGAAAATACAGACCAGGTTTTTGCGGAAGTTCGAAGCTTCTTGCCGCTGGTCTAATCAAGGTTGCTGGGTACCTTAAACCCAGCATTTTATTAGGGTGTCGACTAATGGTAGGTCAGTAGGTTTTGGTCCTGCTAATTCTGGTTCGAATCCAGACACCCTAGCCAAACAAGAAAGGGAGAAGAAATGTTGAATGAATTACCTGTTGAAAAGATTAAAATCAGACCTGAGCGGCAGAGAAAAGATCTTGGAAATCTTGAGGAACTCAAGCAGTCCATCTTACAAGTAGGTTTGTTGAATCCTATTGTCGTAGAGTTGGTTGATGAGCAGTACTGGTTGATTGCTGGGGAGAGAAGATACACTGCATGGACTCAGCTTCAAAGCGAAGGAAGAATCTCTTCCTCCGAGCCTATTCGAGTTACAGAACTTTCTGAGCTTGATGAGCCAACCAAGCAGCTCATTGAACTTGAAGAGAACATTAAGAGGAAAGACTTGACCTGGCAGGAACAAGTCCAGGCTATTGCTAAGCTCTATTCCTTGAAAGGTTTCACATCTGCACAGGAAGCAGAACCTTTTTTCGGCTTGTCTAGTTCAGCCATTTCCAAAGCCTTACAAATTTCCAGTGCTATGAAGAATCCCAAAGTAGCTGAAGCTCCCACTATGTCAAACGCGTACAGCATTGTGACCCGAGAAAATGCCAGAGCCTTGGACAACATGAGTATGGAAATAAACAACTTTTTTAAATCAACTTTAACTGAGGAGAAACCAAATGACAACGGAATTAGAGGAAGCACTCAAGAGAATCCAACAGCTTTGTTCACAGGACAAGAAATCCCTGCAGGAGTGGAACAAAACTCAAGCAGAAGTGAAGGAGAAAGTAAACCAGTCTATCGAATTGAGCAAGCAGATTTTCTCCAATTTGCAAGAAACTACCAAGGAAAACCATTCGATCTCGTCCACCTCGACTTACCTTATGGGATTAATCATGACAGGTCTCAGCAAGGTAACACGGCTAGCTTCGGTACTTATGAAGATACGGAAGCTATTTACAAAACACTAATAAGAACTTTTCTGGAAAACCAAGATAGGCTTGTTGCGGAGAAAGCTCACTGCTTATGTTGGCTCTCTCTTCGCTTCGAGGAATGGACAAAGAAAGCTTTTGCTGAAGCAGGTTGGGCTTGCCATATGCAACCTCTTATTTGGCATAAGTCAGACAACAAAGGAATCATTGCAGATGTGCAATGTGGTTTCCGAAATGTCTGTGAGTATGCACTCTTCTTCAATCGCGGTCGTAAGGCAGTGGTGAAAAATATTAGCAATCTGTATTCCGGCCCCACCACAAAACGGTTTCACGCTAGTGAAAAGCCGCTTCCTATGCTGAAGTATTTCTTTTCTGGTCTGTGCGACCACTACTCCAGAGTACTTGATCCGACTTGTGGAAGCGGAACAGCCATTATGGCTGCACAATACTATGGAGCGGAAGAGGCACTTGGGCTGGAACTTGATCAGGACTTTGCGGAAAAAGCTCAAGAATGGTTGAAGCTGGAACAGTCTCGGCAGGAGTCTTTGGATTTAGATTTGGAAGGAATTGAGATATGATTAAAAGTGGATCTTGTATGGATACAATTTTCAGAAAGGATTCAAGTCTCCCTGTCAGTGTAGACTGGAGCTATGAATCTTCTGAATGTGGAGATGGTTCTCTTGATGAGGAGTTTGAAACCACAGCATTTTTGGAAGATGGGTCTGAAATTGAACTGACTCAGGAAGAGAAGGACTTCCTCTTAGAGGATCTCAAAGCAGCGGGAGAATTCTATGCCTAAGGTAGCGGTAGTTACAGAGTATCCTGGAAAGACCGACTTGGTTACAGGTCGACTTCTTTCAGGGCAAACTGGTAAGATCTTCTGGGATCTTTGGGAGGAGGTAGGGTTCAAAGAAGAACCTCTAGTCTTGCCAGTTCTGTCCAAACGTCCTGGTTCTGGAAAGATTGATGACTTTTGTCTTTGTAAAAAAGACGCTGAAGCTGCGTCGCAAGAACTTGGATTTGGTAAGTATCCCTGGGAGATGATTAAGTCTGGAAAGTATCTCCACCCAAGATTTAAAATGGACTTAGAGAACCTTCGAGTTAGGCTCTTGGAGGCCAAGCCAAATTTGGTAATTACCTTGGGCAGCCTTGCTTGTTGGGCTCTACTCGGCAGTGCAAAGATAACTAAGCTAAGAGGAACTTGTGCAGAGTCTAGTTTGATTCCTGGCTTGAAAGTTCTTCCAACCTATCATCCTCAAACTATCATGCGAGACTGGGAACAGCGTGTAATTGCAGGAGCTGACTTGATGAAAGCTAAGCGAAATGCAGAGTTCCCTGAAATCTATCGACCAAAGAGAGAAGTCTGGGTAGTTGAGGATAAAAAAGATTTGGACTGGGCTTTCGCATTTCTTAAAGCGAAGCGCTTCCTCACCCTGGATATTGAAACCAGGCTTGGACAGATTACCTGCTTAAGCTTTGCAATCAGTCCTTTCTTAAGCATAGTCTTTCCTTTCACAGATTCTCGGCAGGAAGACTGGAGTTATTGGAGAACTCCGGAAGATGAAGTCCATGCTTGGGAGATTGTCAAAGCAATTTGTCAAGATTCAGAGATTCATCTAGGCCTCCAGAATGGAGTCTATGATATTCAATATCTTTGGAGAGTCATGAACATCAAGACCCTTGGCTTTCGTGAAGACAGCATGATCATGCACCACTGCCTCTTCGCAGAGCTGCAAAAGTCCCTCGGCTTTCTTGGCTCCATCTACACAGATGAGCAAAGCTGGAAACTTATGCGCCGTTGGAATGAGAAAGAAATTAAATAAGGAGAAAGGTAATGCACTTGGAAACTTGGTTAAAGTTAAGTTGGCTGGGAGTTTGGATAACCAGTATCTTAGTTGCTTGGATTATCTCACTTCGAGGAGATGAGTAGATGCAACTTACTCAAGAACAAAAAATAACATTGATTAAGCCTGGCACCATCTGGGCTAGAAAAAAGAATGGCAAGTTGGAGCGAGTTTATCTTGAGTCGGTTCATTCTAAGCTGCTGCGAGACGGCTCAAAAGAGCTGGATATCTTAACTGAGTTTGGCTTTGAACACGTGCCTTTGTTGAGGTTTCTAGCCTACTATGAGTTCCTTGGCTGGGCTAGAATCAAATTACCTAATATTTGTGATAACAAAAATCTAATTCCTCTCATTGAGGACGTTTCAAGAAAGGATTAAGACATGGCATATTTTGAAGAACTGCTTCAGGATTTTGAAAAAGGAGCTAAGCTTAATTTATCTGACTGGGAGCAAGGAGAGTATATCTGGCTTGGAGCTGACAATCAGATTTATTGGCAAAATAATTTTGCATTAGATGCTATGGAGCTGTTTCATTTATTAGGGGAGCATTATGCTGATTGGGAGGTTTGGCAAGAGCCTGTGAGAATTATGTAGTCAATCTTATCAATCTTTACAAGGAGACAAACCAATGACAGAACAAACGAAACTTCCCTCAATTAAATTCCCAGCTTACATCTTTGACGTTGACGGAGTTCTGGCAAACAACAATCACAGGCAGCATATTATCCAGCACGAAGGGCCGAAGACTCAGGCTGAATGGGATAAGATCATTTCTCTTGGCTTTAAGGATCTACCTTATTCTGATACAATACTCTTACTAAAAACCCTCCAAGCTGCCGGCAACAAAATCCTTATCTGCACAGGTCGTAATGAAGATTGGCCTAGCCAGCTCCGAACTTGGCTCACAAATTTTGGAATCTTTCCAGATGAAATTTTCATGCGCCGAGCTAAGGACTTCTCCAAAGATTGGGAAGTTAAAAAGGAAATCTGGCAAACTCAAATCAGACCCTTCTACAAAGTCCTTGGAGTTTTTGAAGACTGTGCGGACTGCGTAGCTATGTGGCGAAGTTTTGGGCTTACCTGCTATCAACCAAGAGAAGCTAACTATTAGAGAGGAAATTTACAATGCAGTACGTTTTTGATGGGAAACAAATCAGAGCTAGAATCAACCAAGCTTATATAGACTTATTGGTATGTGCTGAAAGAAGTTTTGAGTTTCAAAAATTACAGATTAAATTAGCAAAGCTAGGAGATTCAAAGGCTTTGTTAACACCTAATCCTTATGCTGAAGATTTTAATAAAATACTTCATATTGTGTTTGATTTACATAGGCTACCAGATGATGCTGAGCAGTACATACTTGATTCTAAGGAATTTATAAATATCAATTACATTCGACATGGTAACGTTGAAGATCTTTTTTCAGACTTCATACAAACTGTAGAAGAACTTTCTGCAGGTTAGATCTCTCATTCCTGTCCATTTTGTCCTTGACAGTCCACCAACCAATCCATACCATTAAGTTTGATTTTGGAGGCACATAATGAAAAATTTTATAATCGTTTCACGAGGTTCTCTCGCTGGCTTTATCTCAACAAACTTCAAGCACAGCGTTTGGGGAACCTGTCCTAAATCCAAACTTAATGGTCTGGTGGAATCTCTTCGAGAAGACTATGGCAACATTCGAGTTTCTTTTCCAAAGTCTCCTGATGATGGATTGGATTCGCAGGAACTTGTTGCCTACTACAAGTTGCTAACTCAGCTACAAAAAGTTGAGCTTGCACAAGCTTTCCAACTCAAAATTAAGTTTGGAGAATCTAATGCTAAAATTTAAAACTCAGGATTTCGAAGCAGCAGATGATATGACCAACCTTTGGGTTTATAATGGTCTTGATACCTGCTTGACTTTTGAGATCATAGAAAAACTCAGACCACTCTTTAATGACAACACCAGAGCAATCTATAAGTGGGAATTCTCTGCTCAAGCTGTTGCCCTTGAGATGATGTTTCGTGGATTCAGGGTAGACCGCGAGCAAGTCCATAAGATTATTGAAGAAGCTCAGATTGAGTATGACCACTTCCTTGCTATGCTTAACCAAATGGCTGAAGCAGTATGGGACGCGCCGCTGAACCCGAACAGCCCAGCTCAACTTAAGAAATTCATTTATGAAGCTTTTGGTCTAGACCCGGTAGTCTATCGAGGCAAAGTAAGCACTGACAGAAAGAGCTTGGAAAAGTGTATGGAGACCAACCTTTTCATCAGACCTATTGCCAAACTCATCTTACTCTTGCACGATCTGGGCAAGACCATTTCAGTCTTGAAAAGCGAAATCGACTCAGACAACCGTTTGCGCACTAGCTATTCTGTGGCTGGGACTGAGACAGGTCGATGGAATTCCAGCATGAACGCATTCGGCGGTGGAACTAATATGCAGAATATTACAAACCAGCTTCGCAAAGTGTTCATTGCAGACCCTGGAAAGAAGCTAGCCTACATCGACCTGCAGGCTGCTGAGTCCAAGGCTGTTGGATACATCTCTGAGGATCCTGCCTATATTGACCTGTGTGATCACGGAGATGCGCATACCGCTGTTGCTCGTCTTGTGTGGACAGATCTTCCTTGGACAGGGGACATTAAGAAAGACAAAGAGATTGCAAACAATACCCCTTTCTACCGAAGCTTCTCTGTCCGAGATATGGCCAAGAAAGGTGGTCACGGCACAAACTACTATGGCACTCCCAAAACCATGGCAGGTCATCTTAAAATGCCAGTAGACACTATTGCAGAATTCCAGCATAAATACTTCACAGCATTTCCAAATATCCCTGTCTGGCACAAGAAAGTCATTCAGGCAATTCAGCTTGAACACAAGATCACAACCTGCTTTGGCCGTGAGAGGCTTTTCTTTGGCCGCGCTTCTGACGCGTCTACTTGGCGAGAAGCTATTGCGTTTGAACCTCAGTCCACTATTGCCGATACACTGAATTTTGCCGCTTGGAGAGTTCAACGGCGTTGGCAAGGAAAGACTGTGGAACTTCTAGCCCAAGTCCACGACGCAATAGTGGTGCAATATCCTGAAGAGCTGGAAGATGAACTTCTTCCAGAGATCCTCCAGGAGATGATTTATCCTATTCCAATTCATGGCAGAACCATGATTATTGGAGTAGACGCGGAAACCGGTTGGAACTGGTGCCACTTTAATCCAAAGAACCCTGCTGAAAATCCAGATGGAATAAAGAAGTATAAAGGACATGACGACAGAACAAGACAAAATCTTCCCCACGACAATTTTCTCGACTGGAAATTGGATTGATGAGTTTGTTGCAGATACACCTGCAACAGAAAGCCCTATCCTTTTCCGCAAGTGGTGCGCTATTGCAACTCTGTCTGGGTTGGCTCAACGTAGAATCTGGTGTGATATTGGTAAGGGAGCTCTCTTTCCAAACCAGTTTATTTTGCTAGTCAGCCCTCCTGGAGTTGGCAAATCAGTTGTACTGAAAATGGTCGAGCAAGTATGGGCACTCAATAAGTCCATCTTCATCGGCGATGAGACTACAACAATTCCAGGATTGCTAGACTACATGCAAGACTGTGAAGCTCCTGTCAGCTACTCTGGCATTGTAGAGCAGACCCACCCGGTTTCTGTAGCTTGTCGAGAATATGGAACTTACATGAAATCCTATGACCTGTCAGCTCTTAACCTGCTCAACGACTTTTGGGACTGCCCGAAGTCTTTCAGTGAAATGACTCGCGGAGGTGGAAAGAATGAACTTTCCTACCCTGTCATGAATCTTGTGAGTGGAACTCAACCTAGCTATCTCAACAATGTGCTTCCAGAAGAAGCTTGGAGCCTTGGGTTCTGCTCACGTTTGATTTTGGTCTATGATTGGCAGGTTAAACAACTTAAGACTCGAGAACGCTTGGCTCTGCCAAAATTCAACCCAGAGAAATATCGACCTGCTGTAGACGCTATTTGTAAGTGGCAAGGTCAACTTAGCTTATCTGATGAGGCTTTGGATCTCTTTGACTCTTGGATTGTCGACCAGGGCATGAAACCACTTCCAATGCACCCGCGGCTTGCCAGCTATATAGCTCGTCGTCCTGTGCATTGGCTTAAGGTTGCTATGTGCTACGCTCTTGCTTTTGGCTCGACTAAGATAACTTTGCAGCATCTTCAGCTTGCTAAGGATACTCTCCTCGAAGTAGAAGAATCTATGCCAAATATTTTCAGAGATATGTCTAAGCAATCTGATAAAGATGTTCTCGATGAAATCCGTATGAGCATAATCCGTATGGCGCTGAAAGAACCGCAAATCCCAGAGCGCAAATTGATCCAGCTTCTCACAAGCAAAATTGCCACACATAGGGTCAACTATTTCCTCGATGTCATGGAAGCTTCTGGATATATTTCCGAATGTGAGGCTCCAAAAGGAATGCTAACCCAGTGGGGTAATCGTGGATTCAGGTTCTTCAAACCTGGAATTGATTTAAACAAAGGTATTTAAGAAAGAAAACAACATGAACACTGTAATTGAAATCAAAGACTCTCTTGGCGCTCAAGGTATTCTCCCTGGCACTGATATTCCTCAACAGGAACCTTGCCCTGGCTGGGAAGAACTTGAGCAACTTTATTTTGTAAACTTCCCTGATATGGATCCCCCCCCAGCCATGTGTGAACTCGGCCATACTCTGGACTCTTGCGAGCAAGCTTACATTGAAGCAGATCCTAGCTTCCCTGCCAAGGTAGCCAAGTTCTACATTGAGTGGATTGGTCTCATGGCTGTATTGCATAGAAAGCTGGGAATTGGACAGCAGACTATGGAAAAGGAATTATTGAAAATTTGGCATGGCAAAAAGTTATAAAATGGTTGCCGGATTTCGGCGTTGTTTTGTTTGTTTTGTATGGAAAAACCCGGCGTGGTGTAATTATGCCGGGTTTATTTTTCAATTAAATTTGACGGGATTTTAGAGGAAGCTCAAATATTAATTCAATGCGCTTCCTCTACCTTACAACCCTTGTGCCAGAGCTGTACTTCCCCAAACTCCATAATAATCTGTATTGCGCTCAAGCGGAGTCAGATACCGGTTTTGCAATCTAGTCTGCGCTCCGTCCATCATGTTACCTATATCAACCCCATCAAGTAGAGCTCTTTGGATAATATCAAACATGAGGGTACCATTTCCAGATTCCAAAGCATCAGCCATAATACCATTGTACTTACTGGTCAACTTAGCTCTCTTATCTTTGTCCTCCCAAATCTCTCGAGAGATTTTAAAGCTTTGGTCAATTCGAGTACTTGGAAGATTGAAGTACTGGTAGGCCATGGCTTCCAGCGGAGTTAAATCCAGCATCTTAGTTCTTGTACTTCCAGAGTACAAAGTGTTCCCAACCACCTGTGTACTCCTATAAATCATCTTTGGAGCCAGAGCTCTCATAATGGAATTTCTGAAGTTAACATCCTCTGCAGGATTTCGTCCAGTTGCAGAGTAATAATCCACTGCATCGCTGACGCTGTTCCAGAGAGCTTGCAGCCGATTGCTGTAAACAAACCCCATAAATCTCTGAGCTTCTTCACCGGGATCTCTAAACGGCGAGTTAACCTGACTTTGCAGGGAAAGCCCGAATGCGCCAGGGAAACCATAGAGCAACATCTGACTTCCACTAGTATCTCCCCAACGATCATAGAGAAGATTACTCAATTTATCTCCAGTGTATGCTTCAGTGAATCTTTCTAGGCCTGCACCAATCTCACTTGAGCCAAGTCCGCCAAGCATACTAGTTGCAAGATTGCTATAGAGGTACGGCTTCCAAACATTCTTTTTCAAAGCCGCTTCAAGATATTGTAACTGCCAGCCTACATAGTGCATAGTCCAATTCTTAAAGAGACCCCAAGCGCTACCAACAGGGCCTTGCAAAATCCTAGCCCGGTCACTTGCGGCGTACTGGAACATGGTATTCTCTGTAAACTTTCGCGCAGCAGAATAGACTTGATCTTTGCTGAGCATACCAGCTTTGGCCAGGGAATTAAAATACTTATACCCCACTGTCATCGCATAGCCACGGCTAGCTTGCTCCGAGAATGATGGAATACTGGTTGCCATTCCCTTGAGCATTCCAGCAAAATCCCCTTGCTTGAAAGAATCCACCAAACCAAGAGCAAGTCCAGAATTTTCCCCAATATAGCTTTCAATGAATCTTGGGCTCAGCACGCCTTCTCGAACCATCTGCTCCATAAAGTCTGAGAATCCTTCTTCCAGCTTAGGATTTCCCATGAGCTTCATACTCTCCCACATGATTTTCATAGGGCTGAGCGTATTTGCAACCATGCCTTTGCCGGTCTTTGACACCAGAGGAATTCCATCATAAGCCCATTGAAGAGCTTCAGGGCATTCTCGCAAGAGACTCAAATGTGGCAACACTGTAGTAATTGGCTGAAGCATATTTGCAAAAGCATAGGCCATATTGCCAAAGCCAAGATCCAGATAAACCGAGGTCGTATTCAACGCACGGACAATCTTGCTTGCAGAATCTGTCCCAAGCACTGGTGCAAGAATCTGGTCTGCTGTTTTATTGACCAGCTTAGAAAAAGTCCCTTGCTCACCGCGAAGAGTTTGCAGAGTATCTTCCAATTGTGCTGCAACTTTCGGTTGGTCTATCCCTAGCGTGGCCAAGTCTTTAGCCAGCAATCTATCTGTCATCTCATTCCCGAGCCAGATGTATTTGTTTTCCAAGCTATAATTCAGTGCTTGAATCAGCTCCTCTGCAGTCTTAGCTCTATTGTAACCACCAACCCCACTTTGAGGCAAGAAGAACGATGCTTTACCTACTTCCGGATTTCTTTGAGCATACCGTTGTGCAAACTCATCAGCTAAGCTAAACTCATCAGCCGCAAGAAGTTTCTCTTGCCGCAAATCTAGACTTCTTTCTTTCGTCCAGTATTCGCCAAGTCGCCACTGCTTTCCAGTTGCATTAGCTTCTTCGATGATTCCCTCTGCCAACTTTCTAATTCCCTTTCGGTTTTCTCCACCTACAATATAAACTAGGTTGCCATTTTGGTCTACAATGCCTTGCCGCAAACTTCCAGTCCAATAATGGCTAATCCCGTAATGGCCTTTCTTAAGGGGAAATAATTTGGCATCTGGAATATTTAACGCACCAGCAGTCTTAAAAATCTCATTAATTGCTTCGTTATGCACAGCTTGAAGTTTCTCCAAAACTGCATAGCCTCGATTTCCAAGTGCATTAAAAAGCTCAGGTTTAAGCTGAACTTCTTCAAAAGGTACCTTGTCATCAATCACCTTGAGCAGTGCGTCAAATTCAGAAGGACTTTCACTTGCCAGCTTTCTTATCATATTCGCTAATGCTGTCGGGTCATCTCGCCGAATACCTTTTGAGGCAACCTGCCAAAGATTTTCCCCCTGGACTTTTGGTCTACCATAGACTAGCTCTTGAGCCTTTCTTAATGAATCATCTCGAATCTTGCTTGCCACACCGTAGATTTTCCTAGCAAGAGGACTGTTTTTAAACTTAAAGACTGTTGGACTGATATACCTATTAAAAGTGTTCTTGAGGTTTCCCAGAAGTTCTGATTCAGATAGATTATTTAACCCCAACTTAGAACCAAGCACTTCCACACCTTTAGACCCAGCTTTCCACACACTGTTTGCTTCAGCAGTAGAACCAACAGCTCCAATATCAAGGGCATCTGTAAATTGCAGAGCTTTATTATACACAGAGTTCTGCACATCGCCCAGCGGTTTATAGATTGTTTCTGGATCTCTCCAGGCATTTCTCTCCACCACAGCTTTTAAACTACCTTGGCTGGGAATAAACTTTCCAGGTTGATCTGTTTTCGTAAGGAACCACTCGCCCTCTTTCAGCTTTCTTCCCAGCACATAAAGACCTTCCTGTTCCTTACCAAGGTACCAACCATCACCAACAGGATCTAACGCTTCAGTTATGTTTCTGTCCATTCTTGCAGCACTTTTTGTAGTTCTGGCTGTAGTAAGCCGTGGAAACTGACTATAAGCCAACCAGTCTTCTGGAATAGTGTTAGATTTCTTAAGGCTATCCACTGTGGTTTCCAAGTCTTTCAAGCTGGTAAATCCTATTTCCTTATTAGTACTAAATGCCCTAGAACGAATTTCACCAGTCCCTTTAAAGACTGAATTCAATCGCTTAATTCTTTCTGGAGCTACATCTTCCAGTTGCCCAACCATCTTCTCCCTAGATTCTTCTCGGATAGCTCGAGAAAGTCTATTAATCCCATACTGGATTTCCTGAGCAATTTCCGGCTGTCCTTCGGCTTCGACCAGCCTCTGCGTGGCTTTTCTCAAATTCTGTTGCCAGCTATCTGCAGCACTTAAATCTGCAAGAATTTGCGGTGCTCGACGACCAGCACTAGAGAGCAACCCAAATGTACCACCAATGACACCACCAAGACCAATATCAGTTCCAGCTTGCCATAAACGTTCTTCAAGTGGAGCACCCTCCAGCGCAGTTGCTTCTTGTACCAGATAACCAAGCCCTTGCCGCCCAAGTTCAATCGGAGCCATCAAAGCAATATCTTGTGCAGCTCTACTTACAAAAGGTCTCTGAGCAAAGCGCTCTGCAGCTCCAAGACTTTTAGCCCAGCGACCGTATCCGGTTCGAGCCAAGCTCGACATAGCCTTAGTCGTACCGGCAACCAGAGGAACCATCTCGGTCAGAAAAGCTGCTTTTGGATTTTCAGCTTCCCACTCTTGTACTTCCTCATCAGGATTCTCTAGGCCCAAAAGTCCGAAAGTGCTGTTCCACACTCCGGACCGAACCAGGTTTTCAAGATAGCTTCTTTCAGCCATTTATCAATCTCCTTGAGGCAACATTGAAGTTGCTTGCATAATGTACCCTTGAATAAAAGGAATCTTGTCTTTGTCAGGATATAACATAGCTGCTTGATTTGCTCTTTGCAAGATCTTTTTTGGAGTCATCTTTTTCATCTGATCTTGCGAGAGATCCATCATTTCAATCATTGCAGCATTGTTTCCAACAGTTCTAGCTTCTCCCTGCTTATCCACTTGTTGAAAATGCAGATTTCCATTGGAATCTCTCCAGTACATCTGATTTCCACCAAGGGCTCTAGGCTGATTAGCTTGCCAACGAGATATAGCAAGTTGAGCATTTTTGAAAGCAAGGTTAGCTTTGAGTTCTTCCCTAGCTGCTTGTTGTACAGCTTTCCACTTTTCAAGCTCGAACTCTGCTTCAGCATTTGCGTTTGCAGTGTCAGTTTTGTTCTTGCTCTTATTTTCTCCGTAGCTATTGAAAGCCGCAACTGCTTTGGACGTATCTCCAGTCAGCCAGTTGGTATTAGCAAGTCCTTGTGCAATAGCTGCAATAGGGTCGAACTCTCGCTCTTGGTATCTTGGTGCCTTGATGTTTTCCAGTCCAGCTCCATAGTTCACATTAATCGGTCTGATATCTGGAAAAGCTGAACCAAGTTGAGAAGGATTTACACCAACACCAACTCCAGCGCCACTACCACCACCGCTAGCAATGTACCGTTCAAGCCAAGGTCTCATAGAAACTGAATCCGGTTCTTCTTCGTCTGCACCAAAAAGACTAAGGATATATTTTCCAGCTTCTTCTCCTGTATGCCCTGCCCAAGAAAGAATTCCCTCAGGAATATTCTGGGGTGCTTCATAAGCAGCATTGAGATAATCCACCAGCCCGCTTATCGTAGCATTTTTATTCTGCATACCCTCACGCAGGATTTCAAGATTTCTTCCAGGCAATTCATCTCGATCCAGAATATAATCACTGGCCATATCCTCTTCAGCTTCTTGCCAAGCTTTCTCATAAGCCTGCATAGCTTTCTTAGTTTCTTTTTCAGCTTTGCGAATTTTAGTTTGATTTTTTCTTTGAGTCTGTCTTCTTTCTGCAGACCTTTCTCTCAGAGTCTGCCACTGCTCATTGGTAAGCTCTCCTCGACCAGGCGCATACGGATATGCCGCAGCAATTTCAGACCAACTTGGAATTAAATCTACCATTTATTTTCTCCTTAAGAAGACCAACCATAAGAACCTTGATACCTGCCATTTACAGTACCAGAGCCAATTCCACCACCAGAAGACGTAACACCTCCACCACCAAGGCCAGAAAGCAAGCCACTGCCTCCAAGCAAATTTCCAAGCCCCATGCCCCAACCAAGACCAGACGTAATACCTTGAATCTGATAAGCTTTCTCAGACAAGCTTGCAGGCTTCGTAGTTTGGCTAGACCCCATAGCATTACCATAATCCATAGCAAGTTGCCATAGATAATTAGTCTTAGCCATATCTGCGCTTTGTTGCTGATTAGCGGCATTAATCAGCAGGTTATTTGCCGCAGTTCCAGTATTGAGATAATTTGAAACACTGTTTGCATCAGCTTGAAGCAAAGCTGGAGTCTGTGCCCTTTGATTTGCAATGTCCGCAGCAGCTTGAGCAACAATTTGATTTTCAACATTCTTAGTCAGGCGTTCTCGAGTAAGCATATCTCGAGAACCTCCATAAGCACCAGCATCAATAGCCGCACTTCTAGCACTTGGCAAAGTTTCATTTCTGAAATTTTCCAAGAGGTTATATGTCTCTCCTTCCAGTTGTGGAGCAATACTCTCTGTAGCTTTCTGATAACCCAGACCAAGACTATTCGCCGCAGCATTATTCAGATAATTATTATAAGATGAATTAGGTGCTTGAATGCTGTTAGCAAAGTTAATATTCTCAGTGATGCCTTGCTGCATTTCAGGAATATAATCTACCCAACCTTGTTGAGCTTGCTTATAAGCATCTCGAATTTGATTTCTGGTACTAAGTAAATCTAGATAATAAAGTTTCTGAGCCTTATTTTCCGCAGAAGCTTGGCTTCCCATAGACTGAGAACCAAGATATGCCCCGCCTGCCATAAGCCCAGCCGCAACTGCTGTTTCTACTCCCATGAATTTTCCTTTACTGTTAAAAGACAAAGAGTTCCTTGAGCATTAATAAAGTCTTGAGGAATAAATCCAAGAAGACGAACTAATTTCAAAGCTGATTTATTCCTACAATCTGTATAACCAAAGAGTCTTTTTGCCTGAGTTTCTTTAAAGAAAAGTTTAATAATTTCTCGACAAGCTGTCAAGGTTTCTCTAGCATTAGCTGAACTATACCAATGTCCTTCCCAAATTAAGCCTTGTGAAGACCCAAAGAAAATTCCCATAACTTTGGAATCTTCAGTTCTCCAAGCACGCCACTGCAGAGTTTTCAAAAGCTTTCTGTTCTGTTTAGACAAATGCCTTTTTACAAAACTCTTTGAAGCAGGCTTAAGCATCAGGGCTGTATTTAATCCATTTTGTTCCGTCATAGATTGCCAGCTTTCTTACATTGTTTTCCAGAATCCAAATCATATCAGCCTTCTTAGCTGGAGGATATCCACCTCGAGCTTTGGTAGCATCTGCAACATAAAGAGGAATTGAAAGAGCCCCTACTTGAGAAGCATTTTGGAGCTGTTGAACCAACATAGCTGCCCAAGATTGCCAATCTTTATAAGAACTCGGAGCAGGGTAATTAAGAAAATCACTCACAGTCTACCTCCCATTACATTGCCAAAAAATTCCAGTGCGGAAAGCTTCCAAATAGTCTCTGCACTTTCGTCCTCAATTCGAATACGGAAATATCTGCCAGTTATTCTAGTCCAGCATATATTATCTGTATCTGCCATCGGAAACCAATCAGTCCATTGGATTTCATCTTCTAGTCGATCTCGCCAACCAAGCTTAATTTTGGCTGTATTAGAACCAGAATTCTTAAGCTCTGCGACAAAAGTATCAATGTATTTGTGCTTTCTACTATCCAGCTCAATATCCTTAGACTCAATCCAAAGTTGTTTATCTCCTCGATTAACAGAAACAATTTTATTATCTACCCAGATATGACCTAAACCTGATACCATATTTCGCCTCCATAACCCTGGTCGCCATAACCGAAATGACCAAAACTAAAGCTGCTTGATGCTGATTCAATCAAAGGCAGTCTACCATCACCAGCTTGCAGATTCTCTGCGCTTTTTAAGTCATCTAGATACAAAGTGCCAACACTGTCTACCCAATACTGTTTCCAGGAAGCAACTCGATCCCAGTCTTGCGCCATCCAGGTACTGTTCTCCAAATTAAACCCGAAACATAAAGTACCCTCATCTACAGTAGGTACAAAAAAGAATACATGCTGTAAAATATTCCAAGCACCAACAAGACACTTATTGCTTTGAGTAGTATCAAGTTTTTCATCAATAGTAGCTCCTACAGTTTCTCCATCTATGAAAGTAAAGCCAGACCCATCTGAAACCCAGATTCCATTAGCCCCAAAACCAAAAATACTCTTGTTGATGGTAGTAATACAGCGAGGGTTATAAATTCCTGCACCTTCAATAAGTTTCTTGTAAGAGAAAATATATGGTCGGCTAATATAATCTACCCTAATAGCTTCTCTGTTTGTACAGATGATTGCAAAATTCTCTGTAGAAGCTCCTCCAATAAGATCCCCTTGAATATCTCTGATAAACAAATCACCTGCCATGTTGCTTTCTTCAGGCGTCCAATCTTCTGGATCATCATCTGAAGCCCAAAGAACAGAGTCTTTGCAAATCGCCATTACAAAATTTTTGATTTTAATAAGCTGAATAGCTTCATATCCACGAGCAGTAAAGGAAGTTACTTCTTGGAAAGAGCTATAAGGCCAATAAGCAGGATTTTTTGTTTGCTCTTCTTCATCTAGATACTGGTTGTCATCTCTAGGTTTCCAAATCCAAACCTTACCTCCATGACAACCCAGCATCCAAGTTCCAAACGGGCACAAACTCCATTCACCATTAGACTTATCTTGTGGATTGGTAGCATTGGTTATAATAGCTTCTGAAAGTGAATAGACTAGCACGCTGGAGTTAGAACCGAGGAAGACCAAATCACCAGTACTAGCTACCGAGTTAACAGGGACACCTGCTGAAACTAAAGGAACCTGGCTAGGCATTGGCTGAATAGTCCTGTCCTTAAACAGAACTCCACGAGAATCTTCCCACAGAATGGGTTTCTGGTCTGGAAGATCTGGAGCAATACCAACAGCTAGTTCTTCTAAACGTACTAGTCTTTCACTCATTATTTCTTACTTTCTTCAGAAGGTTTGGTTGCAGCTGCAGCTGCATTGACAATAGTCTTTGCTTTTGCAATTTGCTCCGGTGTTGCATTGCGGATATTCAAAGCAAGCATAGCAAGAATCCTCTTCACCAACCCACCACCGGGAATAAGAGCACAACCAGCAGAAGCTCCAACAATAACAGACCCAACAATAGTGATAATATTCTCAAAATTGTCAGCACAAAATTGAAGTACCTCATGAAACATTTCAATCCTCCAATTCAAAGTGGGGTTTATCTACTAAAGTTTTCCAGAGCCCACCCCACGTTAAGTTCTGGATACCAAGTTTACCTGCGCAAAAGAAAGCAACCAAGGCAAGGTTTGTCCAAGCATTTGAATTTGAATCTAACTCACCATCAGTTCTTCTTGGTGCAGGATAAGGCCAAATGTCTACAGCATGAGAAAATCCATTCTCATCTGGAAGATGTTTAGATTTCAAAGTCTTAGAAACTCCTTTGGCAACATTTTTCTTTTGTTGTTCTAAGCTTCTCGTAGACTCAATAAGACTAAAATCCACATACCACAGCATCTCTTTAAGCAGGGCTTGAAGCAGTGGGTGTGCATTCTCTAGTCTTGCCAATCCAATCTTACTTAATTTATATGGTTCAGTCTTTCTCTCTAGCATGGAACCTCTCAATTCTTTCAAAAATAGTAGCTTGGTCCACTTTAATCTGTGTTAAAGCATCAAGCATTTTATTTTGATTTTGTACCATTTTCTCAATAGCTTCATTAGTAGCATAGTTCTTTAGCAGACTGAGTTGTATGAGATGAATTTCTTTATTGAGTTTGAAATACTGAGTAAGAATCCAACTTAACAACACAGCATTTAAAGTCCAAATAATTTCTTGATAACCAGGCATAATGACTCCTTGTGTTTTCTTTTATTATAGGAGCTTTAAGATTATCTTGCAAGAAAAAAGAGAGGAGTCTTTAAAGAATTCCTCTCTCAAATTAGTGGCTTGGAGGACGCCACTTTAATCCATACAGTGCATTGCAACATAATATCTCTTAGCTTTACCTTCTGGAGCATCTTTATCGTTCAGAAAGTCAAGAGCCCGCTCGACATAGTATTGTGGAGCTTCATCTGCTTTGTAGTAATCACTCCGTTCCATATTGAGAACATAGTAGAGATCATAGATGTTGTATCTCTTTTGAGTCCAATCAATGCTCATAGCCTTGGAAACTTCTTCAGCTGAGACTGAATGCCAATATCAGCAGCAACAGCGCCAGCGCCATTAAAGCCATTACGACCCCAACCACTCCAAGCTCCACCGCCAAAAGCAAACAGAGCAAAAATCAAGAAAGCAAAGAAAATTCCAGAGCCTTCTCCAAATCCACCATTCTCTGTCATGATAAATCTCCTCAAAAAGAATTACACTGAAAGGAATCAAACAGAAGACTTACTTCATGAAATTTCCAAGGAACTTTTGCAACTGTTCAGGATTAATAGAGCCAAGCTGATTTAACTTTGCTTGAGGATCTGTATTATCAAATGAGTTGACAAGGGAATCAAATTCAGCTCGAGAAGTTTGTGGCCAGTGAGGAAGCGCAAAGCAAAAATCGATGCGCTTCCTCAGTCAATCAATCAATAAATCCCAGCCACTTTAAAGTAGATTTAATCTTGAGCAAAGCAAGGGTTAGTTTCTTTGAATAGGTAGTTGGGTGCAGGCCAAGATCATAACTGGAACATTTGGGCTTGAGTTTATAGTTTGATCTCGCATTAGATACCTCCAGAAACATTGGTGAAAAGCAGAATAGTTGAAATCCACAGAGCTCCTTCAAGAAACTCTCCAAGATTCCAAGCAGCTTTAGTATTATGGTACTTAGTAGGCCAAAGCAACAGAGTTGGAATAGCATAGCAGAATCCAACTAGGAGACCACTCAGACCAACAATCAAAGATTGTGAAAGCAATCCAAACTGGTATGAAGAAAGCAGACCTCGCAAGCTACAACCACAAAAACCCCAAAGCCGAGGGTGTGCCACGAGCCAGCTAGAAGAATTAAGCACCTCATCAATCATCGCAACTTCAGAAGCAGGAGCTGCACCAGCAACAAGACTTCCTCGATAAGCACCCCAACCACAGCACTGTTGAGCCACATAAGCTACAAGGAACCCAAGAATACCTAAAAGCCAAGACCAATCAAAAAGCCAGGAGTAAGCAACTCCAATGAAGAGCGGGAACCAAATTTTATTCTGCCAAATATCCCAAAGACCTCCACGAATTCGAAACAGCAAAGCACCAATAAGAGCAGCTCCAACCAATATCCAAGTTTTGATTTTATTCATATCAAGCCCCCAGATAAGGATTTTCTTCTTTAATTCTTGAGACTCTTGCTGCTATTTCAGCTTTCAAAGCTTCAGCCTCTCCATTTTCAAAAAGTCCAAATAGCTCTTTTCGAGAGTATTCAGCCATCAAACCATCAACTTCAATTCGGTATTGACTCTCCCTTTCTTGCCGAATCTCTTCATTGGTTACAGGCTTAGGAGCAACATAAGAGTCTTTCCATTTCTGCACAATGGAATCTAAGGTCTCTTCAAAATAAGATACTGGTTGAAGATAGGCTGAACTTGGTTCAGAAAAAATAACTGGTTTCCAACCGTCTTCCAAAAGCATAACAGAATTTTGTTCAAAGTTATAACCAAAAACTTCAGAACCTTCTGCGCGTTTCTGATAATAAGGGGCTTCAATTAGTTTTCCATTTTCAAATTTTGCATACATCTTTCTCTCCCTAATATAGGCTAATAAATTTAATTAAACACTCTCCAACGCCACCAGAGCCTCCGTCGAAATGCCACTGATAACCTCCACCTCCACCAGCTCCGGGAGCAGTGGCGTTAGCAGTCCCTTTACCTCCGCCGGAATTGGTAAGAACACTATTGCCGCCAGAAACAAAATCACCAGAAGCCGTCGCCTCCAATCCCTGATTTCCGTTTTGAGCGACTTTGTAAGAAACAATTTCCCAGTCAGCAGAGGAATTGAAAGTATAAGGTCCAGCATTAGCAATATGTTCTGCATTTTCAGTAGAACCTTGCAATCCAGCACCAAGTGTCCAAATATCTCCAATGATGGTATCTGTTCCTTTAGCTTGCTGAGCACCACCAGCTCCTGTACTTACAGCAACAGGGATCTTTCGCCATACCTTAAGCTTTCCCTCAAAACCTGCTCCAGAACCGCCGCCTTGACCATTTCCGAAATACCCATTCCGGCCTCCACCACCGCCTGCCCCCTGTGCACGAACAATGTAAACTCCAGGGTACAGAGTTTTAGTAGCTGACGCAACCCCAGACAAATCACAAAGAACATAGTTAGCTTTGTAATTATTGACTGGAGCTTTAAGCCTATTTCCCCTTATTCCAAGCATTATCCAACCTCTCCATTATCAGAAGCAGTTAACCAAGTTTGTCCTTGCTGACACCGAAAACCTATCCAGTGATTTTTTCCAGAAGAAACATCTGGAACGAAGTTATTAATCCACTTGATTCCATTTGTAAAACTTGTAAGTAAACTTACAGTTTTAGCTCCATTCGGGAAGATCAATTCAACCTCACAAGTAAAACATTCCTTTTCTCCCTTACTAAGATTAATATTAGAGAAATCAAATGTGATAATAGTAGTATTAGGTATTGAGATATGAATAATCTCATCTTCAGGCTGAATGGTTACAGTAGTAACATCTCCAGCCGTAATATCCCTACCTCGAGTATACCCAAGAAGACCAAACTGATCATCAATCTTTTCCCAGTTTGCATTTACCGGCACGTCCCAATCGTAAGTACCTTTGTCTGGAACATTCAGTCCAATATAATTTGTAGTTGATGCCATTTTACTCTCCTACTACAATTTCCCAATTTATCCTAATTTCCGTACCTGACTTTAAAATAAACTGTTGTACAGGCAGAAACCTAGCCATCATAACTGGAGTAGCTTCAGCGTTAATCAAAGCCACCTCTCTACAAGTTCTTTCAGTTAGATCAGAATATGTAAAACTCCCAGACCAACTAAGAACATTGTTTCTTCGCTGTGCTTCAGTAGCACATTCTGCAATTTGGCTCCCTTGGAGCTCTGTCATGTCCTGAGTAGTCAGCGCCGCAGAATCCCCAAAGACAAATTTGGTAGGAAGCAAAGCTCCCTCTTCTCCCATAAAGCGCCTAGCAAAAAGCTGTAATCCTACATCAACAACCCTGTTATGAGCATCACAGATAAGATCAGCATCTTTCCAGATTTTTACATGACCAGTTAGCTTTACAGCTTCCATTAAACTTCCTCCACCTGACTAACATCTTTAAATTCATAAGTCCAGTGAACTTCGATTTTATCCTTTGCGTTTTTAGTATAGGTGCCAGTCAAACTACGAGACCACATAACATCATCAGTATCAAACATGCCAACCTCTTCCCAAATACCGCTAGCCTCACCGGCAAGAAAACTAGTTATAAAAAGCACCGAAGCTCCAGTAGGTGTCGCTGAGTCAACAGTCTTACTTCCAAGAACAGAACCTTGCAAAGCAGTCTGTCCCATAGCTACAGCTGCATTAGAAGTACCTACTTTACACACGGTAGGAATTTTAATACCCTCTTGCCCAGAAATCCATTTAGCAACCTGCTGCATACTCAGGTTCGTAAACATATTGTGGTTTGAGAAAAGCAAAGCTCCAGTATCTTTATCAAATACTTCAAAGCTTCCATGAACACACAAACCAGCTTTTGATTTATTATCACTCATAAACCATAACTCCCTAAACCATAACCGCCACGGCCATAACCAACAGCAAGCACGCAACGATCAGACATAACACAATTTTGTTTCTCAATTTGATTCCAAGCATTTTTAACAAAACCCTCTTGAAAAAGAAATCTTTCAACAAAGCTTAAAGAAATCTGGAAGATAACTGCAACAGCTTTCCAAGCAAGGGTTTCTTTTAAAGCAATTATCTGATCAGCTTTTAATCCACAAGTTTCTAAAAATTTTAAGTCTTCTTGAAATTTTTTCAAGCCGATAATATAAAAAAGGTCTTTAAAAATAACTTGGTCTTGCTTTTTAGTATAAAGAGAAAGAAAAACACTGTCAAGATTCTTCAGGCCACTCTGCATGTATATTTGATGCAGAGTAATTAAATCCAAATCTGTTTTAGCAACTAAGCAAGATTGAATAGATTTCCAGCCAAGAAGTTTAGCAATCTTATCTTTAAAGACACCTAAAGATTTTGAAGGTAGCTTAGAGTCAAGCCAAGTTAAATCAATTCCAATTAGCTGATTATCTCCTTTCTCCAAGATAGCTAGAATATCAAACCAACCCAGGTCTGCAAGGCTAAAAACCTCTAGATGGTTTGAACTCTGTGGCCGAAAAGGCTTTTCCCAACAAGGGTCAGAACTTCCAACCTCTTGAAAATAGTTATCCCCTCCAGGAACTATTTCCACCTGCCAAGAAGGGCCAACTGTAACTACAGGACGAAACGCTTGAGTTTGTCCTCCAACAGGCTTAACTTCTTCATATGGACTACAAGGCTTATTCGTCACTTATGCCTCCAAAAGAAATAGTAGAAGTCAACCTACGAAGCTCTTCATCTGCAATATGCAAGGTCTTAATTCCAATTTCAGCCAGCGTTCCATATTGCTCTGTCCATTGAGGTTCTCGGCAATACGCAGCAAGGTTTTGCATAGTAAGTCCAAGTAGCGCTTGATATCCATGCTTGAGCATAGGACTAGTATTATCTCCAACCATATCCTCTCTCAAAGTAAAAGCATTATACCACAAAGCACCAGACATGCCTGGCTGAACTCCAGCAGAGAACCAAAGATAAGAATCCCCCTGAAGCCAATAACCATCAGGCTCACTGTTATTCCCAAACTCAAAATCACTTGGGTCAAGCATGGAAAGTTCTCGAGAACATTCAGAGAAATCGCTAGAGCTGACCTTGCAAGTGATGATAGATTTCAAATCAGGCGGAAGTTCAAGCAACTGAGTGTTTTCAGAATTAGGGTCAATTTGAAATTTCAAGAGTTTTTCATTCCACTTGTAACTCCAATTTTGTTCCAGGCTATGCAAAGACTGATAAACCTTATGTGGGATTATCTCTTTCAGAGTATTCCCTTTATTAGCCTCAAGTGCGACTATCTCAAAAAATTCTTCCCAAGTCATTCTCTTCTCCATCTTAAATAAAAAGGAGGAGGCCATTAGATAGCCAACCTCCTTTTAAATGAGTACTAAAGCAAGGCTTAACCGCCTACACCACCAGTAGTTGTGGTAACAGTACCAACTACCTCAGACTTCTGAACGTACTCTTTAGCAATAGCCAGATTTTTAATCAGGCCATGATTTTCAAGTTGTTCCAGCTTGATAGAGCATTCAGCGATGTAACCAGATTTCTCACCGTCCATGCCAACAGCAGTCAAGTTCGGTTCATACTTCAGATCACGGTCAGCCATATAGACATACTTGACGCGAGCCATATCCAGCACGAACGCATAAGAGTCGAAACCATAGGTCGGATTAGCTGTAGTCAGGCCACTCGAAGTAGACTGATTGAACAGCGGACAGGTTTTGAAAACCAGAGTACCAAACGGAGTTACCAATCTGGTAACATTCATTCCATACTCTTTGGTCTGTGGAGTCCAAGACCAAGTGCTGCTCGGCGCATTGCGAATAATACGCTGGATTGTCAACAAAGCTTGGTCACCGCAGAAAACCATCTTTTCCTGAGAACCAAACTTGAAGAGATCTTTAATCCAACCCTCCAAGGTATCATAATCAATACCGTCAGGATAGGCCGTCTTATTTGCGTCAAAGATATTTGAAGCAGGAAGCTGACTCAAAACACCTCCCATCGTCCGACGAGGCTTGCCCTCAAAGGTATCCTGGTTCCGATTCGAGAACCACATCGAGCGCTCAATATCAATGGAGATGTACTCCAAAGCCTCACGCTTAGCTTCCTTAACAGCATCACCAGTGCGCAGTTTGGTTTTAGCTGCCGTGCCAGTAATTTCCAACGTCCTACGGAAAATCTGCGTGAAGTTATAACGCTTGAACGGATCATAGGCCTGACCAGTCGGTGCAAGGGAGCCTTCCTCAAATGCTGTACCAATGACCAACAACTGGGCATCATCAGGAATATTGGCCGCAGTCGTACCAGCAAACCCACGAGAGACTGTCAAAGCAGTATCCGAGGTCGGATCAGCAGTAACGAACAGGATTTCTCCAGTAGCTTCGACATACAGCATAGTCTTAGCAACAACTACCTTGGCATCTTTATCAACAATAACAGCAGTGCCAGTAGTATTGGTAATAGCGCCATTTACCTGAAGCCGACGAGCATCAAGGCGTTTCTCGAACCAGTTGAATTCCGGGTCATCAGTGGATTCTTTACGCATCTGAGAAGTCAGAGCAAAGAGCGGAAAGGCACCATTAGGGTATTGAAGCAGGATACCTTCTCGCCAGTTTTTAGGACGTACTTCAGACAGACTGAAATTTTCCGTAGTACGCAAACCAGTAATAGACATTTATTAATCTCCTTAAAAGTTGTCTTGAAAGGTTGCAATTATCTCGTCCATGCCATTGGGGTCTTTCTCAACGACCTGGGGAGCGGGTTTAGCTGCGGCCGGAGTCATAGCCGGAGCAGCCGGTTTAGGCTTTGAGGCCTGGGCATAACTAGAAAGAATCGAGCGAACTCGAGTAGCTACCTTATTTGCAAAAGCAGTATCCCAAGCTTTTGCGCCAGTTTCTTTCTGAACAGACTGGATTGTTGCTTTCAACAGCGGAAACAACTCTGGTCTCTTCAGATCTGGGTAGGCAGAATAGAAACTCTCCCGAATCTGGTTTGTAGCCTGAGTTGTCTGATTTGTCTGCCCAATCATGTACTGAATAACACCCGGGACAGCTTCAAAATTTTGCTTAACCCAAGACCCAAGAGTCTTCAAGATGTTATTATGTACTGTTGTAGCAATTCCAGAAGCATACGCCTGCAAACACTGGATTCTCTGTTCCTGTGTTGCTTCGGCACTAAACAAGCCTTCATACAGCTGGGGATTAATATTAAAGGCATAATCTTCATACTTGCGTGGAGAAAATACCTTGGTGTCCTCATCTTCCTCTGGCTGAGAAGGTTGCTGAGAAGCTTTCGGCTGTTGCATGGAAAGTTGTTCAGAAAGTCTCTTGTTAACTTCCATAGCTTGTGCCAAAAGCTCTTCAGCAGTAGGACTCTTCGGCTGAGGCGTTGCAGGTTCACTAGGAACTTCAGGCGCACTTTCAGGTTCCTTTATAGAAGCAGACTGAGCAGGATCGACCGCACCCTGGCCTGGCTCAGCCTCCGAAGAGACACTTTGGCTTGGAGTGACCTCAGCAGACTGCCCAGTTTCTGACGAAGAGTTTCCAGTAGAATCTGCTTCAGTCCCTCCAAAATCCATTTTAAAGACATCTAAGATGTCAGAAGATTCATCTGAGCTGCTAGAAGCGGGAGTACCAACACCATCAGCCTCTAACAAAACTCGTCCATAAGGTTTCCATTTATTCCACATTTTGCTTGTCTTCCTTTTCTTGATTAGCAAGTTCCTTGAGATATTCTCCAATGTCATAGGCCATCAGCAGACCTCTCATCTGTTGTTGGAGTTTAGCGGCTTCAATCCGCTTTTTATCATCAAGTAGGTCTATGCTAGAAAGTATAGTAAGCTTCTCACTCACTGTCAATCCTAAATATTCCAGAAAAAGTAAAAAATCCTCCGAGTTTACCAAGCTCATCAAACGGTCAAGACGAGCTCCATGGAACTGTGGAATATTTTTGAAGGCCTTGAGTTGTCGAGCCCTCTTCCGAGCCAGACGAAGCTTTTTAAAATAATTGAGAAAGATCATTTGAAACTCCTCCTGCAATAGAACCTACCGGAACCAGGTTGCCTTGCTGAGCCTGCTGAGCAACAGCAGCGTCAGGTTGTGGTTGGATTTTGAACTGGGCAATGTTCTCAGCTCCGCCCAGACGTGCGACGTACTCAAAGATACGAGGAATGTCGTAGGTCTGAGCAATCTGCGGATTCCCTGCAGCAAACTGTAAAGCAACCTGCCAGATGTCAAACAAGGCAACCTTGTCCAAGGGAAGGGAACCATCATGGACTGGGAAAATGAAATCCCCTGTGATGTTCATGGGAGTAATATTGACAGGCGCTGTAGCGCCGTCCTCGCCGAGGACTGCCATCTGAAAATCATCACTCAGGTATTGTTGAAGATTCAAACACCACTGGCGACCAAGATCTACAAAACTAGATGCAGAAATGTACTGTGCGTGGAAGGCAAGGCGACTAGAAACAGCTTCAATCGTTGCACGAATCTCAGTAGCAGTCTTACGTCCACCAGAATCCTGCATACCTCTTACATTGTCATTGATAGCACTGAGGTCATTACCAAGCCGCATTAAAGCTTGCATATCTGCAACATGACCAGAAGTAGTATCAGCAATAGGAATTTGCTTGAAGTACGACTGAATTTCAACGCCGAAAGCTTTCGGCTTGATACGGATACACTTACCAGGGGCATCGCTCTTGATGTCTTTCTCTTCAATCATGCTCGGATCATAAAGGAAGCTGTTGTTGACAACCCCTTTGACATTGAAGATATGAGAGTTGAGAAACCAAGAAATAGATTCTTGGAAGGGGCTCAGATAGTCTGAAATTCCCATATTACCAAAACCATTGCCGATTGCATAAGGCTCACAGACTACAACAGGGTGCATATTATGATCCGGCTCGTAAAGTTCAAACCGAATAATCTGTTGTTTGTTAGCTAGAGTGATGATGAACTTATGCGGTTTATCGTTGTCATAGCCCTCACCAAGATCCAAGCCAATCTGGCTTGGAATAATCTCAACAGAGCCCTCGTCGATCTGAACAAAAGAAGAACCCTTGTCGATTTCTTTGAAGTCATATTGATTGTTCAGGCTATCCCCGTTAGCCCTAATATTTGCTAAAGAACCTCCAGTATCACCCGGCGCCATCATGCCTATGTCACCAAGGTAAGCAGAAGTGTCTCCAGCTTTCTGCAAAATAAACTTACCAACAAAGCTACGCCAGTAGACATATTCGCCCTCCCTGTTGACTCGATACATTGGAACCCTCGGGTCAGGGAAGAACAAGAACGGGTCAATGACCTCAGCAGAATTACCTTGGTAGACAAGCTGAGCCTCGCGGACTCGCAAAGGCAACCCAGTCATAACATCAGTTATCCAAGAAGTTCTTGGCTGAGTCTCGGTCTTAAAGGTTGTCTTGAGAACAGCCAAGCCATATATCTCTCCATTATAGAGAAACTGAATTCCATTTTGGACTAACTTGGCATGTTCAGCATTGTACTGAAGCAAGTTCTCCATGTTCTTAGCATTTTGTGTGAACTTTGGGTCATTCGCGCTAACAGTGAAAATAGGCTTTCTTGCAAAGAACACCGTAGCTAAGTAGGTCACAATAGTTCTAATTGTGGAAAAGCTGTAAGGCACAACAATATTTGCATCTTGCTTTTTAACTGAAGTAAGCTGCTTGTCCTTACAGGTGTTTTTGTATTTAGTCTCCCAATCTTGTACCGGCACATAAGCTTGGTACTGAAGCTCTCTCATATTCCACCGATTGTAGAATTGAGACATCTTGCTTTCACTCTCCTGCAACTGAGCTTTAACTCGCTGCAGGAGTTTCGCGTGAGTTTCAGACTTGGGACGAATAAAGTCTAGAAACTTTTGTTCCATTATTGACCTCCGCTAAGTGCAGTCAACGCGTTTTGAATGCTCTGAACCGCAACCGCATCAGCCTCATTAGTCGGCTGTCCAATCGCGGCAAGGGTTTGGGACAAGGCCTGCCCAATAGCAAGACGGGCTTCCGGGGTCAATCCAGGAGAGGCAGCTTGTTGCGGGGGTCCTTGCGCCACCCCCGGCTGCCCCCTAAGGCTATT